TGCCATTTTGGTTAGCCCTTGAACCCCTCCCTCAAATTGGTAACGGTTCATTTGTTCAATATTGTCCCTAACCGATTTCATTACTTGTTGAGTATTTCCACCAATGCTTTGGATATACTTTACAGATTTTTCAAGTTCGGGACCTATTTGAGAAATACCAACACCAACTTTTCCAAATGAATCAACCAAGTCTTTAACAGTACCACCCACAACTTTTGTAGATGCATAAAGTGTTTCAATATCTTTAGTATTTGCAACAACGTTTCTTCTTGATGCTTCAGCAATTTGACTTATTGTCTCAGTAACATCTTTAACATCCCCACCAAGTCTATTAATTCTAGGAGTTGCATCAACTACCGCAGTTTGAAATTCGGTAACTCTAGCTCTGGCTTGACCAAAGGCTTTATTAATTTTGTCTCCTCCAGAAACCATTGAATCGAATGCCTTTGCAAAATCGGTACTCGATATTTCAAATTGCTTCTTAATTGATTCTTTAAGTTCTTCTATGCTTTTTGGTTCGTCTGCCATTTAAAAATGTGTTAGATATTATATAAATACAAAAGGACTGATTTTTCAGTCCTTTTTATGCTCTTCAACCCATTTATCTAAAAGATATTTTCTCATAAACAATGGCATATTTATAAAATCGGTGTAAGAAATGTTCATTAGAGTGTTCAAATAGTAGAACTCATCAAGCTGACCTATCCTATAATTAGAAGAAAGGACGAAAAAAGTCCACCCCAAAACCAACATTAACTGTCAGTTTTTCTCCTGATGGGGCTATAACAACTCTTCTCATATCTAATCTTGGTTCATTATCATCCATAAACTGTCTAATATGTTTTGAATCCGCGATTGGCATTTGTTCAATTAATTTTGCAATTTCACCTTTGTCCGTAGTACCATTAGCTTCAATAATTTCTTTTTGAAGTCTAAGTGTTGCTCTTGGGGCAACTCTACCTTGGGGATAAGAATTAATTACTTTTTGATTTTCTAAAATTTCACCATATGTTAATGGTTTTAATTTAATTGTAATTTGTGATTTTGGTAATGTTGTAATAAATGTACCATCTTCACCAGGTAATTGTCCTTGAAGAATTGTTAATTCGTCGAGTCTAACAGTTGTTTTAAAGGGGTTTTTAGTACCTGGGTCTGTTAATGATAATTCCATTTCAGGTCCAAATGCTGTATTTCTTAAAAAGATTAAGATGGCCTCAATGTCACCTTCCAACATATCTTCAACACGTAAGTCTGGTTCGTAAATTTTTGACCTTAATAAGTTTTGGGTCATATCATCACCACCAGCCATTAATATGTTCTCGTCATTTGCGGTTAAATAACCGACCTTGACAGATTTCTTTTTATTTTTGTAGAACACTCCTTGGGTAGGTAATGGGACTACATCATGTGGTAATAAAAAACTTGATTGTCCTTGTTCTCTTGATTGATTATCCATATAAAAAAATTAACCGTAAAGTTTATTGCTTTACGGTTAAATATAATTGTTATTAATTTTTTATAAATAGTATTAGTAAACTAACACACATCTGTCCATTCTCAATGTAGATGCAATTGTTGCCAAAGCGTCTGAGTTGTATGCTAACGTATTAAAGTTAACATCCGTTAAGAATGTACCATATAAAATCCATTTCTCAACAACAACTCCTGTTGGGTCCAACATTTCAAGGTCGATGTCTTTTTTGTAACCCGCAGCATATCCCATACGACCTGTAACTGATTCAGCATGTAAACGAACCCACTCCATAAGAGCTTGTGCGGCTGAAGGACCAATTGGGTCTCTAAATACAACGTTAAGTGGTTGCCATTCAAATCTACCTGCCACATAAGTAGAGGTGTTTAAAAAGGGAATTGGAACTGAGGTAATAGTAATGTGAGGTCTAGCCGTAGATTCTACGAACCACTCATTAATTCCTAAGCTTGATGGAAACCTTAAAATGAATCGGTTTTGACGTTTCGGTTCATAAGGAATCGGCATTTTCATCAGTAAATCAGCCATATTATTTAAATTTTGTTTCTATGTTTATAACGATAAATATATCCTGTTTCAAAAATTTTTCTATTTACTTAAATTTTTAAAAATGGTATTCTTATTTTACTTCCTTTTTAGCTCCTCCAGCAGTAGAATAAGTCTTAACTATATTATCTGGTTTATCTTTAAAATGTTTATTCATTACTTCTACATTTCTTATATCATCATCTGAAAATCCTATAGTAGGTTTTGCTGGTACAAATTTATTACTTATATCATTTTTTAAATAAGCTTTTTTATTTAATACTGCAGACATAGCCTTTATATAATTCACAAAATCATCCATTGCACGGACTTTCCCTTCTTCAGGATTTTGGGCACCTTCTTCGTTTCCAAAAGAAACGGGGTGATATTTGTTTAATTCTAAATAAGATTTGATTAATTCTTCATCACTCATATCTTCTTCATCGACAAACGTTCTATATTTTTTTAAGTTCTTAACTAGTTGGTCTTTATCAATACCATTAAATCCGTCTATAATATAATTATACACACCTTGTTTTAATGTGTTTGGATTATGTCCTCTGGCTGTAATAATTGAAAAAATTGACCCGTTGTTGATTGCTTCTTTAAAATCGTCAAAAGCTGGTCCTGTTTTAGCCCTCATAGCATCTACTAAAAATTCTTTATCTCCTTCAGTTCTAAAATTTCTAAAAGGATTTTCTGCAAATCCAACAATAGTTTGACCTTTATAATCAAAAGGTTTTTTTCCAATATGATGTCTGTGTTCCGCAAAATCATCAGTAGTCATTCCAACTTCATCACCTTTATCATCTTTTACAATAATTTTGGTTGGCATATGAACAATATTATCGTCCCAATCAAACGCATAATATTTTAAATCTGGTGAACCTTCTCCTTTAAATCCTTCTGTTAAATTTGTTTTCATGTTTGGCTAAAAAAGGGGGAGATAAACTCCCCCATATTTTTTATTAGATATTTTCAAACGAAGCTCCTGTTGGAGTGATAAAGAACTCAATGTCAATGAATTCTAAAGCCTTCGTAGGTTTTAAGTAGATTTTACCTGTTAAAGTATTTCTATCCAAATCTTCAGGTGATGAAGAAACTGTTACACGGAAATCGTATAAACCTCTGTCTCTTCTAATTGCATCTAAGATTGGATTAACACTATCTAAGAATTGTTGTCTAACGATTTGGTCGTTTTGTTCAAACAATAATCTTACCGCTACCGCTGAAATTAACTTACGAGCTTGAAGTAATAATCTTCTTACGTTCAATCTGTTAAGTGCAGTATCAGCAACTTGTAACGTTTTGTTACCCCAAATTACAGTACCAACGTCTGCAAATGTTGCAATTGGGTTGATTCTACCTTGATAAAGAGTATCTCTATCTTCTTGAGTCAACTTACGTCTAGCTTTAACTGAGTTTACAAGACCTCTTGTGTAACCCGCTGATGCGAACCAAGGGAATGCAATGTTGTCAGTTAACGCTAAGTTTCTACAAACCTCACCAGTTGCAGGTAAGTATATTTGTGTATTATTAACCGTATCTCTTGTTAAAATCCAAGGATAATAAGTTGCTGTATAGTTAGAGTCAATTCCTGTGTTGTCTAAGTTGTCAACCGCCTCTTGAGGATAAATTACATCATACTGACTTGTTCCATCAGGTGTGTACATTTTATAATCAGGAGTTGTAGCAATATAAACTGAGTCAGCTCTTGAGTATTGAACCATGTCAATTGTTTCTTCAACAAGGTTTGAGTTATTAACGTAGTCTATACTTGAAGTTGCAAACACGTTAATGTTTGTTGCTTCAGGGTTAGCGAATGTTAATATACCAAGTAAGTAAGCGTAGTAGTCGGTGTTTGCAAAATCTTGAGTATTATTTTGAATAACAATTCTCTTGAATAAACCTTGACCTGTTGCTGTTGGGTACCTTGTAGATGGAGATGCACCTGCTAAATAACCTGACGCACCTAATTGGAATCTATCTTCGTTAGTTCTCCACTCTCTGTATATATCCCATCCATCAAATCCACCCGCAAAACATACTGTGTATTTTCTTGAATAGATAAAGTAGTAAGGGTTTTCTTGTGTCTCTGGGTCAAATCTAAAATCAGCAACTCCACACTCGAAAGCTGTTTGTCCACTTGTTAATGAACTATTAGAAATTGTAACAACAGTAGCACCTGAGTCCATGTGGAATCCTTTACTTAAGTAATTCCACGGTAAACCTACAGCCGCTTCATTTGTTGTCCAACCATTAGGATTTTGTTTACCTTTATATGTTAAGAAAGATTCATCAATTCCATATTGAGATGAGAATCCTAAATAACTTCTTCTAATAATATCACCAGCTGATTCAGTTGTGTTCTGACCTCCTGTTGATGTTCCAAATGGTGGGTTAGAAATAACTTCACCTGGGTAGAAGTACTTAGTTTTAAATTTAGGTACAGGTGAAATGTTTGTTACGGTTTCATATTCTCTTTGAGTATATCCATAGAATCCACAAGGGATTGCATCTATTGGAGCCTCATCAGACATTTCAACCATTATATATTTTGAAATTAATGCGTATTCACCATTTGAAGTACCAATTTTAACACCAATAAAGTTGTTATTTGCTGGGTCTAAATTACAGTTTGTGAATTTTTCAATTACAATAGGGTTAGCATCAGTATCAAAGAAACTTCTAACTAACACATCAAATGTCATATTATTAAATGACAAATTAGCAATTGAAACTTTAACTTCTACGTTAGCAGCATCACCATCAGAAATTGATATAAATTTGAATAACTTATAAACTTTATTACCTCTTAATTCGGAAACTAAGAATGGTGTTTCAGGTGATTGATATTGTTCAACATTATATGCAATTGATTGAGGATTCTCACTTCTTGCATCTTCTAATCCAATTAAATCACAACTTAAACCTTTAATAAATCCTTGATTGTAAGCATAACTTAAAGAAGAACCATAACTTTCTTCTACAAATAAAGGAACTTCAAATCTTGATTTACCAAAATTATCTATACCAAATACTTTAGTAAGATATTTTGAAGAAGCTGGTGATAAAGAAGTTTCAAA